AAAATGGAAGCCAAAAGACAGGCTTTAAGAGATAGGTTAAATGACCAACAACGAAAGGATAGAATGGGCAAAGAAGTTCCACAGGACCAACCGGAAATTTGGCAGTCAGTTCTTCCCTAAGGTTAAAAGGTCATTAGATAAGGTTGTTAGTTCTTTGATAGGTACTATAAAGAGAAAAGGAGCAAGGCAAACACTTGTGGAGCTTCGTACTAAGTTATGGAGTGATGACTTAAATAAGCCAATAGCAGACATCTACAAAAAAGTAGGTGTTTACTATGCCAATGAAACCTACAAACAGATTAGGCGAGAGATTGCCCAAAAAGGATTAGGTAGAGATGAGGCTTGGATTAAGTTTATACAAGATGAGCTGCAAAAGACCTTACTTCAGTATGCAGTAGTCAAAACCTCTGAGACACTTAGAAATCATTTAATCTTAGTCTTACAGTCAGCTATCTCAAAAGAGTTGACTATAGATGAGATTGTTAAATTGTTTGAGACATCAGGGTTTACTGCAATGCAAGCTGAGAGAATAATTAGAACTGAGGTAGGTAGAGCAGCCAACACAGGTGTAAAAGCGGCAGCAGAGGGGTTTAATTACGAAATGGTCAAAGAGTGGATAGCTTTTAGAGATTCCCGGACCAGGGGTTTTAAACCTGAGCAACCTAAGGACCACTATCATATGGATGGGCAAGTAGTTGACTTTTATGACAACTTCACAGACCCAAGAAGTGGTGAGCAGATTGAATACCCATTAGCTCCTGGAGGATCAGCAGCAATGGTGATTAATTGCAGGTGTAGTTATATAGTAGTGCCTAAAAGAGACAGCAGAGGACAACTAATCAGAACATAATTTGGGAGGTGATTAGGTGGCAATAGCCAATACTGCGACAATGAAACAAGAACCAGACCTAACCCTCCCTAAATGAAAGAAACTATGAAAAGATATTTTGAGCAAAAACTGATAACAGACTCTGTAAGAGATGTATCAGAGACTTCAAGGAAAGTAAAAGTAGCCATTAGTCAGATGGGTTCTAAGGACTATGACAATGATGTTATTGACCACGGAGCTTATAACAAGACTATGGCAGAAAGAGGTCCTAAGGGTGCTAATCTTATTTGGCACTTAACAGACCACAACCCATCACTAAAATCAGCCATTGGCAAATTCTCTGAGTTGTATGTAGAGGATAACTACTTAGTAGGAGTTACTGATGTACCTAACACAACTTGGGGCAATGATGTTTTAGAGTTCTACAAGTCAGGTCATATTAACCAGCACTCTGTAGGGTTTAGAACTATTAAGGCTGAAGCACAACAGAAAGGACAAGCAGAGGAGTATAACCTAATCAAGGAAATACTTTTGTTTGAAGGTTCTGCTGTACTATGGGGAGCCAACCCAAACACACCAACTCTAACAGTAGGCAAAGGCCTAACTAAGGAGGAAATCACAAATCAACACGAAAAGCTAAGCAAAGAGCTTAATATGTTAATTAAGAGTCTCAAAGATGGTAGATTTACTGATGAGGCTTTTGAGTTTATCGAGATTCGCTTTGCACAAGTTAATGAAGCAATTAAGTCACTCTTATCTACTGAGGCCACTCCTATTGTGGAGCAACCCGCTGAAGCAGTTGCAGAAACTAAGGAGCCGGTTATTGATGTAAGTGACCTTAAGCATACATTGAACAATTTTATTTACAAACTAAATTCCTAAAAAGTGGAAGAATTAAAATCAATCGAGGCCTCAGTAAAATCTGCTACTGAGTCTGTTGAAAAAATGAAAGCGGCTAATGAAGCTGCTATTGCAGATGTTAAAACACAAGTAGCTGAAGTAAAGGCTGCTGTAGTTACTATGGATGAGGCTGCTAAGAAAAATCAAGCTGCCCTTGACCAAATGATTGCTGAGAAGGCTGCTAAGACTGTAAACAACAAAAATAAGTCTTTCGGTGACGCTTTCTCTGAGCAAATTGCTGAGGCATTTGATTCTAAGCAAGCTGAAATCAATGAGTTCCAGCGTAACAAAAATGCTAAGTTGACTATTGACCTCAAAGCTGTAGGTACAATGACAACTTCTGCTAACCTTTCAGGTGATGGTGTTGCTACTTACAACACTCGCCAAGGTTTAGTACCTGCTCAGAAAGTAAATTTTCGTGACCTTATCCCAACTGCTGTAAGTCCTACAGGATTGTATGTGACTTATCGTGAGACAGGAACTGAAGGTTCTATCGGTATCCAAACTGAAGGTAACCTAAAGTCTCAGATTGACTATGACCTTACAGAGGTTAAAGTTGTTTCTGACTACATTGCTGGTTTTGCTCGTTTCTCTAAGCAGATGATGTTCCAACTTCCTTTCTTGCAGAACACTTTGCAGCGTATGTTGCTCCGTGACTTCTACAAAAAAGAGAATAGCACTTTCTTCTCTGCTGTTAGCTCTGCTGCAACAGGTAGCACAACAACTGCTGCTTCTGTAGATGCTGAGCAATTAGTAGATTGGATTGCTAACCAATTGGATGCAAACTTCGAGGCTTCTTTTGCCTTAGTATCTTATGCTCAATGGGCTGACTTGTTAAAGACTAAGCCTACTGACTACTCTGTACCTGGTGGTGTTATCATTGATCCTAACGGAAACATCCGTATTGCAGGTGTACCTGTAATTGGTGCTTCTTGGGTTACTAACGATAAGGCTCTTATCGTGGATGCTTCTTACCTTGAAAGAGTTGAGACTGAAGGATTGCGTGTTGAGTTCTCTTACGAGGACAGCGACAACTTCCAGCGTAACTTGGTAACTGCTCGTGTTGAGTGTTTTGAAGACATCAACATTATGAGAACAGATGCCTTGATTTACGGTACATTCTAAGCTGTGGTTGATGTGGTGATAGGGGGCTGGTTTCGGCCAGCTCCTTTTTTAAATAAATCTTATGTTGTATAACTTACTGATAGATTGGGAGGACCAGACTGAGGAATCAGGGATAACTGAGCCTTTGACTGTTCAAGAGGTAAAGAATTATCTTAGATTAGAGGGTTTTATTGACAATTCTGAATCAATATCCTCTGACTTTGATGATGATGATGTAATCATTGAAACTCTAATCAGATCAGCAAGAGAAAGAATGGAGGAGTACACAGGTCTGAGTTTTATCCCTAAGACTTGGGAGATAGAACTGACAAATCTTTGTGGAAACTTTGACATTCCTTTTGGTCCTGTAAATAGTATTATTTACTTAAAGGATGATGAGGGTGATTCAATCAGCACAGATGACTTTGACCTATCTTTTAACAATAGAATCTTAAAGACTCCTACTTATGAGAATATGCTCTTAAAGTATGAGGCTGGATATACAATCCTACCTAAAGGTCTAAAAGATGCTATGTATAAAGAGGTGGCTTATCGTTATATTAACAGAGGTGATGAAAATGTAGATGGATTAAGTAAAGAGGCAATGGTTTTGGCTGCTAAGTACAAAACTGCAAATTGGGTAGGATGATAGGAACTAGCAAACCCATAAAGTTGTTAAAGTACACCACTACAATAGATGCTAATGGTGATGCAACTGAAACTGTGGCCACTACCTACAAAATGTGGGCTGAGGTGACAGATGATGGTGGTGGTAGATTACAAGCTGATGGCAAGACTAACTTAGGAGATAGCAAGGTTTTTAAGATTAACTTTAGAAACTATAATATCACTCCTGAGTACAAGATTGAATACTTTGGGCAGACTTATGCTATAAGCAATGCCAAAAGAGTAGATGAGCAAAGGTTTAATTGGGAAATATCCGCATTTTCAATATTTGAGCTTGATTAAAGCAAATGTCATAGGATTGGAGCAACTGCAAGCCAAAATACAAAAGGCTACTAAAGAGACACAAACTTTAGTGGATGCTGAGTTAGAGGCTGCTGCTATGAACTTTGTAGGATTGGCTAAAAAAGATTTGGCAAGTCAGGGAGGTGATAGAGGAACTTTATTGAGGTCTATTACTTACAACAAAAAAGCTGACTTACAATATACGGTTAGTGCCAATGTCTTTTATGCTCCATTTATTGAATTTGGAACAAAGAGTAAGTTTAACCCCTATCCTGGGACTGAGGAGTTTGCAAGTCAGTACAAAGGTGTTAAAGGGAGTGGAACTTTAAGATTGATAGATGCAATAAGAGGCTGGGTTAAGAGAAAGCGAATAGCTACCGGCAAAGAGGTTGATAGAGTGGCTTTCTTAATTGCAAGAAGTATTTACAAGAATGGAATAAGTCCTAAGCCATTCTTTTTTAAACAAATCACACCGGTTAGGAATAACTTGGTGCAAAATGTAACAAGGGTATTAGATGGCATATAAAAATGCACTATATCAAATTAAGACCGAGTGGTATCAGACCTTAAATGGTCAACTGTCGGTTAGTGTTTATAAGGATGCTGTACCCATTACAGAAACAGGCAACTTTGTCTTATTAAGAGCTGAAGGTTCTACAGACAGAGAATTAAATAATTCGGCTTTCTTTAGGTCTGCTATACTTGTGGTAGAGATATTTACCCAATTCCCTACAATCGCAAATAGTAAGACTGCTTATGATATAGCCCAAGAGATAGATGACTTAGTAATGCTTAGTCCTAACTCTTATGGGATAACCTTAACAGACTTTCAAATCACTCAGCTAACTGTGCAATCAGAGACAGAGCTTTATGAGGATGATGGGGCTGTAAAGGTGTTTAGGGTAGTAAAGAGATACGAACACATTATAAATCAAAATTAAATACAAAACAAATGGCAGATGCTACAACAATCTCAGGAAGTGTGATGTTCATTGAATATTCAGACACTCCGAGTGGTGCAAAAAAGTCGGCTGTTTGCCAAAGTGAGGGATCATTTGATGGCAGCCGCAATGTGGTTAGTGATGAGACTAACTGTGGAACTTTAAAAGTATTAGGACCTCAAAACAACC